TTCGCCAGTCTTGCTAGATGGCTTGCCGCTCTTGGTAGTCCACTTCTCTTTAGTCCATTTCGACAGGCTCTTTTGGCTTTTGCTCTTCGAGCCGGAGTATCCACCGCCAGCATCTTCGTATCGTTTAGCGAGTAGTTGCGCTTTGCGCGCAGACCACTGGCCAGACTTCGTGCCAGCAACATTCTCGGACATGATCTTGTCTTTAAGGCGTTCCCGTAATTGTGGTTTCGTATATGCCATAAATCCTCCTAGCCGTATCGGCTACGCTCTCTTCTGACATTTGCTTGCTCGGTACGCCAAGTCTCGAACTCGACGTCCCTTGCCCTTGCCTCGACCTTTGCTGCGGCAAACAAAGCCTTCTGCTTCCCGACTTCAAGTCGGGCAGCAAATATGTCGTCATCAGCATCGGCGTAGGTTTGTTGTGCGTTGTCGGCCTTGAGTCCCTTCGCTGCCGCCTCGACTTTCTTCATGGCGTACAGCTTCTTCAGGTTGGCCTCTGCCTGAGCAACAGCTATCTCAGCATCCATCATCTGCTGCTTCAGGTCACGAATGCGTTGTGCAAAATTCTCTTGATCCATATCAGAACGGCAAGTGCCGCGCCTCCTTCTGCTTCTGCTCCCACGCCCGTTGTGGGCGAGTATCCGTATCAGCAAACCGCGACTCATTCGACGCAAACAGGAGGAAGTCAGTTCCAACTTCACCCATACGGTGCTTTCTAGTCAGCACCTCGACGTAGCCCTGCGCTGGGCTAAGCGGGTCGTAGTAGTCATCTCGGTACAGCATCATGATGATATCAGCATCCTGCTCAACTGAGCCGGAGTCTCTCAAGTCCGACATCATCGGACGCTTATCATCTCTGTGTTCTACCCCACGGTTCAACTGTGACAAGGCGATAATTGGGATGCCAAGTTCTCGCGCCAAAGACTTTAGTCCGCTTGAGATTCTCCCCATCTCCTCGACACGGTTGCCACCACCGCCGCTCATGAGGCCGAGGTAGTCAACGACAATCAGGTCTGGCCTAGCCCTTCGCGCTTTCGATGACATCTGCTGCACGGATATAGCCGGTGTCTCATCGATGAGGATATTGGCCGAGGCGAGTTCGTTTAGCGCCTCGGATACCTTGTTGCCATACGCATTGAAGGCCGAGCCATCGATGATGCGGCTTATTGGGATATGCCCTCTGGCTGCAAGCAACTTCTGCATCACTTGCTGCGACGACATTTCCAGCGTGAAGATCATGACCTTCTGACCGAACATGGCAGAGTTAAGGGCAAGGTTGAGGGCAAAGGTTGTCTTTCCCATAGACGGCCTTCCGGCTACGATTACAAGATCTCCCTGACGCAGCCCACGAAAGCGCTTGTCCAAATCTCTGAACCCGGTCGGGACGCCAAGCATTCCGTCCTTCGAGGCACTGGCTCTGTCCATGTAGTCGATCAATGCGCTAGCCAATTCACGACTAGTCTGCGCTGATCTGTCCCCCGTGTTCTTCACGGAGAACATGCGCTGAATCTCATCGACCTTCTCTGCAAGCGGAGCCTTCGATTGCAAGATGGGTAAGATTTCGTTAGCGGCCAGCGACAGGTCTCGCAAAACTTTGGACTCTTTGATGGTCTTTTCGTAGACCTGCCAAGTTGTTGTAGCTACAGCATCCCTAGCAATATCGCCAACCATGTCACGTTCGTTGACGGTTCTTGGGATGGCGTCGAGAAGCCCAATGACTGACGCATCTTTCCCCGCTTTTTGCAGGGTCTGCATCATCTCGAAGATGTACTGATGGCCTTCGACTGAGAAGTCCGAAGGCTCAAGGATTGTCTCCGACAGGAATGTCGGTTCGATCATGAATGCGCCAAGCACGGCGCGTTCGGCGGCAATAGGTGACAAGTTACTCACGGTGATACTTTCCATCAATGATTCGAGCAAAGCCTTGGGGTGATAGCAGGAAGTCAATATCTGCGATAAATCGCTTTCGCCCCGGAGAGGGGGCTGTCTGCCCCGTCAGGAACTTGGATTCACCGACGAACGTAAAGAACTTCTGCCAGAACTCTAGGGTACTAGGGTCTTGGGTCTTCCCGTCAAGACTGATCTTCTCGCGGCATCTTGCGCGAAGCATGGTTCGTCGCTTGTCCGTAAGCGCAACACACTTCGGAAGGTCGGGCAACAAGCGATGATATTCCGAGACCACTTCCTCAAGGGAAATGCTGGCACGGTTCTTGCTCTTATATATATCTATATTAGATATATTCTTACTTAATAATATTTTTTCTTTGGTACTTTCTTTTTTGTTTTCCCGGAAAGCCAGATTATGTAAAACGTCTGGGAACAATTTCTCAGTAAGTCCTTGTTCCTCAACGGAAACCGAACCTTCGATATTTCGAAGGTTGGCATTCGAACCTTCGATATTTCGAAGGTTGTACCAAAGAATGTTGCAGTTGTTCGTGATTCGAATCTGCCTTGCCTCGCCCTCCCCTCTTGTCTCAATGAATCCCTTTGATGATAGGCGGGTGATATAGCCAGAGGTAGACGAGTCTGAAATACCAAGCGCTGCGGACAGCTTGGCGTTCTTGACTGAGAACCAGTCGCCGGTCTGGTGTGACCGGATTTCGGCCAAAAGAATCTTCTCTATCCAAGTTAATTCCCTGCTGAGCCAGAGGCCGCTGGGGATAAATACTCCGTCGAAATATCTTTGTTCCATCGAGTCCATCTCCAAAGTGGAGGGCGATTCTACGACGACCTACACGAGTCGTGTCAATAGGGTGTTGACAAAATTCTGCGGCGTGGATTAATCTTGCCGAACTGCTCGATTGGAGCATATGGAGGATTCATGGATAACTCAGCCGAGAAGTCAAAAGAAATCTGGATCACACTTAGCCAGATTGATGTCACCCCGTACGTCGAGAAAAAGGTAGGGCTTACCTATCTGCCTTGGGCGTGGGCGTGGGGAATGCTGATGGAGCATTACCCTGATTCTAATTTCTCATTCGAGCGTCACGAAGACGGCAGCGAAGTCTGGTTTTTCCCAGACGGGTCTTGCGAAGTCCGATGCGTTCTTACCGTCTCTGGCGTTACTCGCCGCTGCTGGTTGCCTGTCATGGACAACCGCAACAACGCAGTCAAAGAGCCTGATGCTCGTGACATTAACGATACGAAGATGCGATGCCTTGTGAAGACCATCGCGCTGTTCGGCCTCGGCCACTACATTTTTGCTGGCGAATCTGCGCCTTCTAGCAAGGAAGCCAAGGCTGACCCTGTCGAGACTGCAGACGATCTGCTGGTCTCCGCCTTTGAGTTCATCTCAAAAGCCAAGGGTACGGACGATGTCCGGACAAGAACTCAGAAAGTTCTTGAGGGCATAAAGAATCGCGGCAACCTCGACGAATTGAAGGACAAGGTTATCGCTTACGCCAAAACCGTGGCGGAGCAGTTCAATGACAAATAAGCAAGGCACAGAGGCTTGGCTTGCCGAGCGTGTCGGCAAGATCACCGGCTCCCGAGTCGGCACTATCCTTGGCCTTAACCCGCATCAAAGCGCATCCGATGTGATGCGTGAGATGGTGCGAGAAGCGAAGGGTGCGGAGCGTGAGTTCAAGGGTAACGCCGCCACACAGCACGGCCAGAAGAACGAGCCGTACGGTCGTCGATACCTTGAAGTCCAGAAGGGCTACAAGGTGGATGAGACTGGCTTCATCACACACCCAGAGATACCGTTTCTTGGGGCATCCCCAGACGGCCTCGTAGGCTTTGACGGCTGCATCGAAATCAAGACGCCGTACTACGCAAAGAAGCCGTACTCGCTGGCTGAGAAGCCGTACTACGAAGCCCAGTGCCGCCTCGTTATGGAGGTCACCGGGACTGAGTGGTGCGACTTTGTTTGCTGGATCGACGACGACCATGCTCATCACGAACGCTTGGTTCGCGACCCGAACTGGCTGCCGTCAGTCCTGCCGAAACTTCAGGCTTTCCACGAAGACTATCTTCGAATCGTAGCGGACGAGGAACTGTGGAAGCCGTTCCTTGACGCCGAGAACAAGGTGGCTTTCGTTGCCAAC